GGTGACGAGACCGCGTGCCTTCGGTGGGCGTGTCGCGACCCGTTCGCGGCGCTGTGGGTGTGGGAGGCAGGCGAAGGCCGCGACCGACAGACCGGGTGGGCCGCGTCCGAGTTGCACGCCCTGCTCGCCGCGTTGGAGGCGGCGCCCGGTGTCTGACCTTGCCACCCTGCTCGAACACGCCCGCTTGACGGACCTCGAGCGCGCCATCCTCCGCGCTATCGTGCCCGCGGGGCACATCGGCGGGACGGCGCGCGAGTTGTCTGAGGAACTCGACGTGAACCGAAGCAGTTTGTTCCGCGCGCTCTCCAGTCTCGACCGCCGCGGGCTGGTCATGCGCTCGGCGAAGCGCGGGAAGTCCGGTTCAATTTTGTTGACGCTTAATAGTCGCGCGCTTGACGTGTTGCGCGGCTTGTGCGACCATTTGGGAAGAGATGACGAGCGACCCGGGGCGGAATACACCAAGCCCCGCGCCGAAGACGAAGAGGCCGTGCGCGCCGACCGTGCGCGGCTCTTGAACGCGAAAAAGGCCCGGGTTGCGGCGATGCTGCAGCGCGTCGGGCAGGGGTGACACATGAAGTACGCTGATTTCATCGCGTCGAAGAAGCGCGCGGTTCTCGACTGTGGCATCCACGCCACATCGCTCAACCGTGACCTGTTCAAATGGCAGGCCGACATCGTGCGGTGGGCGCTGCGCAAGGGGCGCGCGGCCATCTTCGCCGACTGCGGTATGGGTAAGACGTTCATGCAACTCGAATGGGCGTCGCAAGTCCCGGGTGATGTCATTCTGCTGACGCCGCTGGCGGTCGGACGCCAGACCGAGGCCGAGGCCGTTCGGTTCGGCATCGATGCCAAGGTGAGCGCCGATGGCAAGCGCGCGGCGAAGGTGACGATCATCAACTACGAGAAGCTGCACATGGTCGACGCGTCGCAGTTCTCGGGCGTGGTGCTCGACGAGTCGTCCATCCTCAAGTCGATGGACGGCAACACGAAGAACATGCTGATTTCGATGTTCAGCCGCACGCGGTTTCGGCTGGCGTGCACGGCGACGCCGGCCCCGAATGACCACATGGAGCTCGGCAATCACGCGGCGTTCCTCGGCGTGGTCACCATGGCCGAGATGCTGGCCACGTACTTCTGCCACGATGGCGGCGAGACGTCGGTGTGGCGGCTCAAGGGCCACGCGGTCGACGACTTCTGGGCGTGGGTCGCGTCGTGGGCTGTGATGATTCGGCGGCCGTCCGACATCGGTTTCTCCGACGACGGATTCGAGTTGCCCCCGCTGCGGATTCATGTCCACGAGGTCAAGGCGAACATCGTCCGCGAGGGCGAGTTGTTCGGAATGCCGGTGCTTGCGCTCGACGAGCAGCGCAAGGCCCGCCGCGCGACACTCGCGGCCCGGGTCGAGCGCGCGGCGGACATCGCCAATTCGACCGACGAGCCCGTGCTCGTGTGGTGTGAACTGAACGACGAGAGCGACGCGCTCGAAACGGCAATCCACGGCGCTGTTTCGGTGAGCGGGTCGGACACGGACGATGCCAAGTCGACGCGGATGATGGACTTCGCCCGCGGCGACGTTCGGGCGCTCGTCACGAAGCCGAAGATTGCCGGGTTCGGCATGAACTGGCAGACGTGCAACACGATGGTTTTCGTGGGCCTGTCGCACTCATACGAGCAGTTCTATCAGGCCGTGCGCCGATGCTGGCGGTTCGGCCAGCAGAGCCCGGTGGACGTCCACATCATCACGAGCGACGCGGAGCGCGCGGTGCTCGACAACATCCAGGACAAGCAGAGCAAGGCCGACGAGATGGTCGGCCAGATGGTGGCCAAGATGCAGAAGACGATGAGCGCGGAGCTCCGCGAGGCTTCCGGCACGCGCACCGAGGCATACGCCGAGCGCACCGTGACCGGCGACGGGTGGACGATGCACCACGGCGATTGCGTCGAGGTCGTGTCCAAGATGGATTCCGATTCGGTCGGGTTCTCGGTGTTCTCGCCCCCGTTCGCGAGCCTCTACACGTACAGCGCCAGCGACCGCGACATGGGGAACTGCCGGACGCACTCGGAGTTCTACGAGCACTTCCGGTTCCTCGTCGCCGAGCTTCTTCGCGTGACGAAACCGGGGCGCCTGTGCTCGTTCCACTGCATGAACCTGCCCACGTCGAAAGAGCGGGACGGGTACATCGGCATCACTGACTTCCGCGGCGAACTGATCCGTATCTTCCGCGATGCCGGGTGGATCTACCATTCCGAGGTGACCATCTGGAAAGACCCGGTGACCGCCATGCAGCGCACGAAGGCGCTCGGGCTCCTGCACAAGCAGATCAAAAAAGACTCGTGCATGTCGCGGCAGGGCATCGCCGATTACCTCGTCACGATGCGCAAGCCGGGCATCAACCCCGACCCGGTGACGCACACTGGCACGGGCGGCGACATGCCCGTCGAGATGTGGCAGCAGTACGCGAGCCCGGTGTGGATGGATATCAATCCGTCCGACACGCTGCAATACATGAGCGCCCGCGAGCACGACGACGAGCGCCACATCTGCCCGCTCCAGTTGCAGGTCATCGACCGCGCGCTGACGCTGTGGAGCAAGCCGGGCGACTTGGTGCTCTCGCCGTTCGGCGGCATCGGGTCGGAGGGCCACGTTGCGCTCAAGGCCGGGCGCCGATTCGTCGGGGTCGAGCTCAAGCGGTCGTATTTCGAGCAGGCGTGCCGCAATCTGAACGCGGCGACTTCGCAGATGGACCTCTTTGGCGGGATGGCGGTGTGACCATGCGACAGACCAGAGTCAACATCACGGCCCCGATGGCCACGCGCCGGGCATTCATCTCCTACTGCCACTCGGCAAGCTACGGCGTGTCGGCCGGGATGAAGCTCGCCGTCGAGTGGCACCAGGCGATCCTCGGCACGCCCATGCCCTACGACCCCGCCGACTTCACCAGCACACGCGGCGGGCAGTCCAGACTCGCGGTCCTCGTCTCGTGGCCGCAGGAGTGGAACGGGCGGGCGAGCGGAGACGCTGCGGTCCGAGAGATGTGCCTTGAGGCGCTCGCCGCATGGGAGGCAGCCGGCCGCCCGGAGTTGAAGCGCGGCCCGCGCGTCAAGCCGGACTGGCGGTGCAAGCGTGACCGCGAGAAGGCCGCGCGCCGTGAGCAGTTCGCGAATCGCATGGTGCGCGGCGTCGTGAAAATCAGCCTATGGAAGAACGCGCAGCTTCTCGCCGACCTCGCGCACGCCCGGGGCATCAACATCGGCGCCGCGGTCAGGGATGCCATGCAGTGGGCGTATCGGCGCGATGCTGGCGGCGAGCTCGGCGCGGAGTGGCTCTATGGATTCAAGCAGGCCGCCATCAGCAACGACCGGCCGGAACTTGCCAACCGCACGCTCTACTACCCGGGCGAATGGCAGGAGGCGCTCGACCAGGAGGCCGGCGGCACCTTGTCGCTGTGGATTCGCGAGGCCGTTTTCGATTGGCTCGACGTGCAGGGCGTGCCGGCGCAGCGGCCGGTCGACCGGAGCGCACTCCCGGTCAAAGAGCCGAAGCCGGTGGTGGTGAAGCCGGTCAAGGTGCGCATGGCCGGGCCGTGCGCCAGGACGAATCAGCTCGCGGCCGAGGCGCGCGAGCAATCGCGGTGGCCTGTCAGTCGCGGGGTGCGCATGGGAGCAATCACAGGTCGGCCCTACGTGGGCACGGTGGCGCGCGATGAGCGCGCGGAAGGGGCGGCGGCATGAAGCTCGCAGACGCGAAACCGGGGGATGTTCTCCGGGACAAGGACGGAGACGTGTGGATGGTCGAGGTGGGCTTTGTTGCGTGCGTCGTCGAAGGCGGGCGGGCATATCTCGGCGAGGGCGATTGTCGATGGTCTGCGCGCGACGCGGAGAAGTTCGGCCCCTTCACCCGCCTCGTCCCCGAAAAGGAGACACCGTGAGGCGCCGAATCCCCACCGTCCGCGGCATCCGCGCGATTCTGCGCAAGGCCGGCGTGCCGCTGAGCGAGTACAAGTCGGAGGTAAAGCGCGGCCCGCGGTATCGCACGGTTGGCGCATGGGTCTACAGCCCGGCCAGCCGCCGCGGGATGTTGCTCGACGTTGTGGTCGAGTGGTGCGACAGGCGACTCGAGTCAGCGCAAGTGCCGGAGCCCGTGCGCGCCGCCCTCG